AGAGAAAAGCCCTGCGGTGGAGATTTTTCGCTCCATCAGCAGGACTTGACCTTGCAAGAAAGTGAAGGCAACTGCCATATCTTTGCCCGACCGATTACGGCTTCAGGGGCTTTGCATAAGGCTGTTTATAAAGTGTAAACAAACGTTTTATCTGTCCGTCTGACCTACTGTCGGCAGATTATTGCTCTCGCTGAGCAGCACTATCGTGCCTGTGAGTTCGGTATAAAGACGGTCGTATTGCTCGTCAGAAGCAAATGTGTCCGTCAAACCGAATTGGTCGAATGTGGCTTGAATAGCCTTGTTCGACAACAGTATAGGTGCGAGTCTTTCGGGAAGTGGCATTGGCAGTTCCTTTTCAAACTCATCCTCCAATACAGATACAAGCGTGTCATACTTGGAAAAGTACAAGCCCTGATACAAGACTTCGCTTGCCATGCTCTCCGCTTCGGGATGTGTGAAACCCTGCGCCAGGGCATCACAGTAAGTTGTGAGAGCCATATCTGCCCGTGCATTGATAAACTCCGTATCTTGCAATCTTTCGGGGTGATGCTCACTTATGTAACTTCTTAATTTCAATCGAAAGTAAGAAAGTTCCTGTTTGTTGTTCTCTTTCATAATAGTTTGGTTTTCAATCGTGAATAATAAATGTTTGGCAATTACTTCCTTTTTATCCTTGTTGCTGCACTGCACTCTGCCTTGCGATTGACTCACAATAGCCTTCAAAGGCTGAATGCTCTCTATCGGTGAGTGCAGTCATATCCTCTTGTATCTTGTGGTCGGTTATCTTTCCGTAGATTTGTGTCGTACCTATATTGCTGTGTCCGAGCATTTTGCTGAGCGTTTCCATCGAAATACCATTGGAAAGGCAAATCGTGGTTGAGAATGTGTGGCGAGCCATGTGAAAGGTCAAGCCCTTATCTATCCAGCATATCTGCCCGATGTTCACACACGCAAAGGATGCTTTCCTTATTGTAAGATTGGGGAATATTAAATCGTCCGCTTTCTTATCCTTGATATAGAGCGAAAGGATTTGCTTGGCAATGGGCAGGAGTGGGATAATCGCTTCCACATTGGTTTTCTGCCTTTTGATGCGGATTTCCTCTGTGCCGTCTGCATTATGGATGATGTGTTTTGGTTTGAGCCGTTGCATGTCCACACGAGCCAGTCCTGTGAAGGCGCAGAAAAGGAATAGTTGCCTTGCTCTCTCGAACTGCTTGTCAATAATGGGCGTTTGTAATACCCGTTGCAGTTCCTCGGTTGTGAGATACCTGCGTGTTCGGTGTGGTAGTTCCGCCTTGTAGTCCGCAAAAGGGTCGATGCGGATATACTTCTTCTGCTGACCGATGCCGATGAGTTTTCTAAGGAAGATGACCGCTACCTGAATAGTGGCAAGAGAAAGGTTGCGCTCTGATTTAAGGTAGAAGTCCATCCCTTCGATAAAACCATAGTCAAGCGATGAGTAGCGAATATCCTCTAGCCCCAAGCGTTCACGCAAATAAGCCTCAATGAGTTGTGTGGCATAGATGTAGTTGGCAAAGGTCGGCTTGGCTACCGTTATTCCTACGCAAGGACGCTTTTCCTCTATGAAAAGTCGTGCTTCCTCCATAAGAAAACCTTTGGGCTTGTCTTCTTCCATGAGTTCACGCTTCAACAACTCAGCGGTAATATAGCCACGTTGCCAGACTAATTCTTGATACTTCGCTTTGGCTTGGTCCTCTTTGCTTTGTAAATAGCGGTTGATTTCCTTTGTTTCTTCATCTGTTCCCTTGCATCGTCCCTTACGACTGTCCCAAAGTTCGGGAGCGATTTCCTTTCCCGTGCTGTACTGTACTTGTTCTCCGTCTATGGTGATGCGTCCCATAATCGGGCATTTGCCGTTCTTCTTCTCTTTGGAACGGTTGATATAAAAGAGCGTCTTAAATGTACTTCGTGCCATGATGTCAAAATCTTAAGGTGAATGTATCTTGTATGCGTTGTTGCACTTCCTGCATGTCCCGATGGATTCTCTCGGAGGAAACAGCTGCATATACCTGTGTTGTTCTCAAATTTGTGTGTCCGAGCATACGGCTCACCGTTTCGATAGGTACACCTGCCGAGAGTGTGATAAGCGAAGCAAAGGTGTGGCGAGCCATGTGGAAGGTTAGTGGGCTTTCCATGCCGATGTTTCTCTGTATGTAGTGCATGCCATTGAGAATAATGTCAGTAGTAGGGACATCAAATACAAAGCCTGCACGCTTTCCCCTGTACCGCTCTATTATCGCCCAAGCAGGAGGAAGTACTTGTACACGATATGGTGTCTTGGTTTTTATTCGCCTGCCCTTGATGCAGAGTTCGCCTTCTTCCAAGACAATGTTTTCCTCTCTCAGATTGCGGACATCGGAGATGGCAAGCCCTGAAAAGCAAGAAAAGACGAACAAATCACGGACAATACGATAGTTCTCCCATTTAATCTCCAAGTCGATGATGCGCTCAAGTTCTTCCTGCGTAATACTTCGAGGTTCACCCTTTGGTCGCTCGTAACTGTAGCCCAAGAACGGATAAAAGTCCAGCACACCTTTCTTCACCGCCATGCGGACGATGGTCTGCAAGGTGGATAAGGCACTCGATATGCTGCTGCGTTTCAGTCTGCGGTCGATGGTAAGATAATACTCAAAACCCTCGATAAAGGCTTTGTCCAACTGTGAAAGGGGAATGTCTCTTACCTTGTGCTTCTTTTGTACATACTCACGGAGCAGGGAGAACTGGTAGGTACGGAGTTTGAATGTCTTTAAAGCTCTATCAATGCCTATACGCTCCTTTGTCTGTGTGAGATACTCCCCGAAACTCTCCAAGAGCAAGGCTTGGTGGTAGATTTGTCCTTGATAGGCATCCCTCACGTCTGTGGCGGTGAAAGTTTCTTTCCTTTCACTGAGTTCGTGAAAGCGTGTGTGGATGAGTGCGGTGCATTCACCGAGTTTCTGATTGACGGACACCGCCATTGCACTCTTGCCGATAAGCCTTTGCTTGCGGCTGTTCCAAAGAGCGAGCGGAGTTTTGCACTTGGTGGAGAAGCCTGAATGGGTTCTGCCTACTGAGATGCGCCCGATGACAGGCACAAGTCCTTTCTTGTCGGTTCGTTTCGCCTGAACGAAGAACGATACTTTCAGTTTGTTTTCCTTCATTTTTCTGTCGTTTTTTCTAAATTTCCTTTGCTTGCAAAGGTACAGATAAACAAGTATTCCCCAGCGATGCAGAAAAATGAAAGATGATGAATAAAAACCTATGACACAGTTGTTTACATTCAATTTGTAACCCCTTTTTGCTTTTTCCCTGATGGGTTACGATTTGGTAACGGAACTCCTGCCGTTTGATGCTCGTTTTCGCTTACCATCAAAATAGCAGAGGAATGCTAAATAGTACTATTTCAAATAGTTACATTCCCTATAACTCCTCCTGTTTCCCTTAATTCTTAATGACTGATTATGCCCGCAAAATGAGCCTGGATCTACGCATGATAGACGAAAACGGGTACTCGGATCATATTGACAACAAGGCAAGCCATTGTGCAAAGCTACTTAATGACTACTATCAGAAGTATGATGCACAGAAGGGTACGCAGTTTGTGTTCTCTGACTTGGGTACTTACAAGCCCGGCGGAGACTTTAATATCTATTCTGAGGTGAAGCGTAAATTGGTAGAAGATTATCATATCCCGTCTTACGAGATACGCTTTATTCAGGAGTGCAAGAACGAGAAAGCCAAAAAAGCGATGGTAGAAGCGATGAATCGTGGAGACATCCGCATCATTTTCGGTTCTACTTCTATGCTTGGAACGGGTGTCAACGCCCAGCAGCGTGCGGTGGCGGTGCATCAACTTGATACACCCTGGCGACCCTCAGATTTGGAGCAGCGAAATGGTCGGGCAATTCGTAAAGGTAATATGGTTGCCAAAGAATTTGCTGACAACAAGGTCGATGTGATTATCTATGCCGTGGAGCGGTCGTTGGACAGTTATAAGTTCAACCTACTACATAACAAGCAATTGTTTATCAATCAGTTGAAGACCAACACGCTCGGTAGTCGTACCATTGACGAGGGATCGATGGACGAGGATAGCGGTATGAACTTTTCAGAGTATGTTGCCGTGCTATCTGGTAATACGGACTTGTTAGAGAAAGCCAAACTCGACAAGAAGATTGCCACGCTGGAATCAGAGCGTAAGAATTTCCTCCGTGAGCGTGATGCCGCAACGGGCAAGTTGGCGGAGATTGACAGCTCCGTGTCTTTCCATTCAGACAAGATCAAGGAAGCCAAGGCAGACTTGGCGTGCTTTGAGAAGCGTGTGGAGCGTGACAAAGAAGGTAATCCTATCAATAAACTTGTCATTAAAGGTGTGGAGGACAGTACCGACATAAAGGTCATCGCCGCCCGTCTGCATGAGATAGAGGAAAAGGCTCGTACCAAGAGCGAGTACAACAAGATTGGCGAGGTTTACGGCTTTTCCATCATGGTCAAGACGGAGAGCAGTTCAAAGGATCTGTTTGATTGCTCGATAAACCGCTTCTTTGTCAAGGGACAGGAGAGCATCTACTATACTTATAATAACGGTAAGTTAGCGGCAGACCCGAAACTTGCCTGCGAGAACTTCGTAAATGCCTTGGAGCGTATCCCTAAGGTGATAGAGTCGCATGAGAAGGAAATGGCAAAGGTCGTGACCAACAAAGACGTTTACACCAACATTGCCAACAGTTCTTGGAAGAAAGAGGACGAGCTTCGCTCACTCAAAGGTGAGGCAGCAGAACTTGACAGAAAAATTGCACTTACATTGAACGAACCAAATGAAGAAAATGAAAAATCAAACGAAAATGACCAACCCGAGTATTTAAGACAAAATAGTAGTAATAGCCCAAATACTAAAAAGGAAGAGGAGGGGGTAATTTATTCAAGTTCTATGAATAATAGAAACAAACAAGAAGAAAGTAAGGGATATATTGTAAAATCCAGACTGAGATAAATAGCGATGGTGTATCATAATTGATACACCATCGTATTATATTATTTCCACAAAGAGTATTCTCTCCATTTTTCAGGAAAGCCCATATCTTTCAAAACTACCAATTTGGGAGATTTGTCCAATAGGGTGAGCAAACTCTTTCTAAATGAGCTATCAGGACTGATTATTTGCTGCAAATACAAAATTACAGATAAGTAGGCAAACAACTTATTGTCCCTTATCGTTGCAGCTTCTTGCTTTGACAAGAAAGGATAATTCGTTCTATAAGGAAACTTCAAGGCTATTGTAAAGCGGCGATTCCATACACGACTATGATGGGCACAAGTATTGCGTAAAGACGATAAACCGTGCATCCAATTCTTCAAAATATCGACATTGTATAGTCCCAAATCTCTGCAGATTGTTTTACTAGAAGGATTATTCTTGTCCAAAGCAAAAAACAACTTACTCAATGTTCCCATAGAAACAACCTCTAAGGTCATCCACGCTGGCGGAAAAGCAGGTTCGCTATACTTTTGATAATAATGAGCTATAAATTCCTCATTACTTCGCTTGACCTCTTTCATTAAATCCCCTACAACAGGTTTATCATCTATAATCTCGTTGCGTGTCAATGCGATAAACTTATCGTGCTGAAAGTATAACTTATGATTGAGAAACCAAAAGGCGTCATTTTCATCAACGGAATAAGTTAAGGCGATTCTTGTTCTTAATGCCACCTCGATTTTTTCAATGGCATTGAAGATTAAAGAGCGTAAACGCCTATCAAAACAATAAAGGTCTATCACATCTTGAAAAGAAATGTCCTTTCTCAGAAATTCGTGATTAGCACCTTCCCCGTTATTTTGAAAAGGGTATGTGTATGCTCGTAATCTATAATAACTTATATTATAAAGATATTGGGACGCAAGTTTTTCGTCTCCAATATTAAGTCCTCGATCGCATAACTTTTTAACCTGCTCAGATGTGTCTATGGGCTTCTTTTCGTACCTCATAACCGTATATAAACTCGAAGACCTCCCCGGGTGCGCTGTTCTGATGAGAAGCGTGGGAGGTCATATTGACTGCAAAGTTACTACTTTTTTTTGAATGCGCAAGGAAAATGCCGAAAAAATCATTGCAAGCGATGAATTTTCCATTAAAAGTAGCATCAAATGTAGAAATTACAAATATTTTTTGTCTGCAACCCTATCTTTATCGGTTCAATAGTTTCAAACAATATATGGTAAATTCCTTATCAAAGAAATAAGCGAGTACTGTTATCTTTATGAGCGGTAAATCCGCAACTAACTTTTTACTTGTAAAGGTAATTATTTTGTTGTGTAAACACTTGCATTTACACAACAAAAATAATCTAATCAGGAAATCAATTACCAGCCATCTCGCTTCCGTACCATTTCATCTATCTCTTCCCGAAGGAAAAGCAATCGACCGTTAGCCTTGAGAAAGGGGATTTTCCCTGCCCAAACCCAGTTATAGATGGTCTTCTGCTCCACTTTGAGTATCTTGGAAACGTCGATGATGTCCAAGTATTCGGGTTTCAATGGAGGGTGAATGGTCGTATCGACAGATTGCTCTTGCAAAAACAGCAGATGGTCAAGTTTACTCTCAACAGTCATCAGCTTGTCAAACAAGCGTTTCTGCCATGTATCTTCGGTTCTTTGGTCTATGTATGACATAATTCTCCTTTTTGATAGTTACCACTTGTGTCTTGCGACAAGATACGCTGCTCTTTCATATAGGCAATGTACTTCTTTGCCGTTCGATCCTTGATTTCCATTTCACGCATCAACACATCGCACAACTCTTGATATGATAGCTTTAGTTTGGCACGGAATGCAGACTTTACAACAGCCAACAGTTCATCGGTCTTGCGTTTTTCCTTATCCTCTTTCGACTTTTCTCCACGATAAACGTGCATATCGGCTTCCTTGTCCCATCCAAAAAGCATTATCGGCACATCTAGCGGGCTTCCATCACGCACTTTCAATGCCTTGACGACCGAGTATTCGGGATTGTCATCTTTCTCGATGGAGAGAATGCCCGCAGCCTTGCGTTGCAGTTCAGACCCTATATGTCCTCTGAGTTTGATGCCGTTGGGTACAAAATGGAGTACGCAAATGATACAAGTATTGTAAATTCCTGCCAATCGATAGAGTTCGTCCACGATGGCTATACTCTCTGTTTCGTCGTTGGCGGAGCGTATCAGGTCTGCTATACCGTCAATGACCACAAGATGAATTCCACTGTGTTTGTGATGAAACAAGTCCATACTCTCACGAATGATTTTCAGTCTGTCCTTGCGTGATAGCGATGCTAGATAGAGGGAATGATAAAACTCTGGCACGGACTTGATACCAGCCCTGCGAAGTGTCTTCTCCAAGTTCTTATAGAGTTGTGCCTCCGATTGCTCTGTATCGTAGTGAAGTACAGCCAATCCTTTGGGGTTGGCAGTTACTTCCAATCCCAAGGTTTGCTCTGCCTTTAATCGTTCTCTCCCAAGAGTGCCAGCAAGGATGGCGGCAATGTAGTTGCTTTTGCCTGTTCCTTCTCCACCTGTGATACAAAACAGATTGTCCTGCGTTCCAAGCGGAACACCATTTACTGCCACCACCGACTTTGAAGCGTCTGGCGGATTATCGTAGTCTATCTCACAAGATTGCAATATCATCATCGTCTGTGCATACATATTGGTGAACATATCATTAAGAAGCACTTTCAAGTCCTTTGCTTCATTGCCCAAGGCAAAGAAGTCCGATATATCCTTCTCCGACTTACCCCCTTGCAATGGTAAGGTTAGACTCAATACCTTGTATTGAGCAAATGCATCTGTCTGCCGTTTAGCTTCCCTTACACCTGTCTCGTCCGTATCGTACAATATAATAATGTGTTGAAAGCGAAGCTGCAATCCTTCGATGATATTCTCAGGAATCTGTGCCGTCTCACTGTTGAAACAGATGGCGTTGAAACCATGAGCCGAAAGTGAAAGCACGTCTTTCTCCCCACCTGTGATGAAAACAACATCCCCTTTGCTGGGCAGCTGCTGGAAGCCAAAGACATAGTCGTTCACTTTCTCACCCCCATAAAGAAAGCGCAGCTTACTCTTAGGGCGATAGACTTTTACAAACTTCCCCATGCTATATCCAAACATAGGCTCATCATGTGTAGAACCAAGAGTAAACGGCTTACCCTCATTGGAGACAGACTCATAGCGAGCAAGCGACTTTACATGAAAACGTTGCAGAGTCTTAGTATCAATACCATATTGCTCCCAATAGTCTAGTTCTTTGACATTGAAAGATTGCTCAATTAGCTTGTACCACTTTTTACCTTCCATCTTCTTGAGCTGGTTAGGTGGTTGTACTAAGGTTGGTTTGCAAGGCTTCATCATCATTGTGTGGGGATTACTATGTTCTTTCCTTTCAATGCAAATATTCAGCTGCAAGTCCCGATTTATGGTTTCAAGTACCTTAACAAAGTCTTTCCTCACGTCCAGTCCGAGCATTGTGGCTGCAAACCAAAAGCAGTCGCCGGAGTAGGCATCGTTGCCAAAGTCCTTCATTCGGTAGCAGCTGGACTTGTTGTCGAGATAGATATTGCACGATGCACGCCTGTCGTCATACAAAGGATTTCGGAAATTGCGCTTTGGCACAAAGTCGATGGGCATATAGAAGCAGAACACATCCAGTCCTTTGTTGGTTCGGCTCAGTATTTCTTCTTTGATGTTCATAGCTCCTCAAATAAAGTTTGACCATCACCCATATATCCTTTAAGGACACCATCCTTGTAGGCGTTGAGCCGTTGCAGGGCTTCCACTCGTCTGAAACCCTTGAAGGAGGCACGTCCGCTCTTGACGGCGACGTAAAGTCCCTTGAACGGATAGGCAACGTGGTTGCATGATATATACCTGAACGGGATTGCGTTGGTGTCCCTCCATCGGGCAAGGGATGCCCGCGAAATGCCCAAGAGTCTGATGACGTCGGAGGAACTGAGTTCCATCTTATCCTCCAAAACGGAATAGTCGCGTCTCATTTCCACGATAAAGCCGGCTATCCGCTCCATGTCGTTCCTTAGTGAGCGTAACTCTGCAATTACCGTATTTTGTAAATTGTCTTCTTCTGTCATATGTCACTTCTCTTTTCAGTTTAGGATTGAATTGTTGCTCTCCGTGGATTATCATCCGTCTGGAAATTCAGAGTCCTTCCCCAATTGGTGCAATAACTGCATAAGATGCTGCTTAAATCTTCTACTGTCCAGCTTGCACAGCCGATTGAGAATGACGATGAGATCTTCCTGCTCCATTGTGGAGAAGCGAAGGCTTTTATGGGGCGTGGTTGCAATCATGGAATCAATCATTCCCTTTGGGAGATGTATCAGCAGCACATCCATATCGAAGGCTGCGGCACATCTTGCATAAGTGTTGATACGAAGGTCGGTCTGCATCTTGCAGTGTTTCATAAAGTTGGAATATTCCATGTCGGCATAGCCTGCCCTTAGCTTGCAGTTTTTGCTGGCGGAGAGCATGATTTCAAGCGTCGGAAGTACAACGTAGAATTTTGCGTTACTTCCAGAGTTTTGTTTCTTTGTCTTCATATGTATCCGTCTTTTTGTTAGAAATAATGCTGCAAAGTTCCTAACAAATAGGACTTTAGGAAGAATATTAAATTGCCAATATTGGCATTATATTGCCATTTTGCATTTTTAACATTATGCATTATATGTTGCCGTGTTGCCCAATACGTAGGCGAAAATCTTTAGCCTGCCATATCAATCAATCACACCTTTGGGACTGTCAGTGCATGGTGCAAGGTCTATCTATATATATAGACTTGCACCATGCACTGAAAATTGTAGCCAAAAGATTTCTAAAACATTTTCCCACAATAATTTGGAGGATGTTCTACTTTTTTGTACTTTTGAACCCAAGAAATGCAAGTGCGCATTTCGGGTAGCAGTATCTGCGTGTACTCTCAAAATACTCTGTTGTGGCTACAATATGGCTACAATTAAAAAGGATAAAAAAATAAAAGACTATGATACAAGGAGTTGCAGCGAAATGGTCATTTTCCTCTCTCTCCATAGTTTCCTTTTCCTTTACTGATTGCTTGGCAATGAGCCTGTCCATATCCTCCGAAATTTTCTTGTCCGTTACCTGCGCGTAAATCTGCGTGCTGGATATGGAAGCGTGTCCCATCATCTTGGCAATGCTCTCAATGGGGATTCCTGCGCTAAGGCACATCGTACCGAAGGTATGCCTTGCAACATGGTACGACAATTTCAGTCTGATACCGCAAGCCTTACCCACGATGCACAGGTTCTTGCCCATCACGCTACGACTGCAATGAGGTTGAAAGACAAGGCTGTCGCCTTTTTCTTTCACCGTCTGCTGTTCTTCGTTTCTTGCCTGCTCTTTCCTATAATAGTTGATGATAGCTTCCGCTATGGGATGTAACGGCACGACAAACTCAACCTTTGTCTTCTGACGCTCCTTGCGGATATACCTCTGTCCGTCTGCTGCCGTTTGGATATGCTTGTATTTCAAATTCTCCATATCTGAGATAGCCAAGCCTGTGAAGCAGGAAAAGACAAACATCAGCCGTGCCAACTCTGCTTCCTTGTCATTCATCCTTATTACCATAAGTTTCATTACATCGCTCTTTTGCAGAAAACGTATCTTCTTTTCCTCCTTCTCATACTTGGCGTTCTCAAAGGGATTGCAGTGGATAATCCTGCTGCTCACCGCACGAAACATCAGTCGACTCAGCCAACAGAGATTGGTATTGACAGTCGATGCTTTCAGCCCATGCTTTTTCAGGAAGAAGCGGTATTCCTCGAACAAACTCTCCGTAATGGTGGCGATAGATATGTCTTGTACTCCTTTGTTTTCGATAAATTCTCGGAGATTTCTATCAGAATAGTAAAGGTTCAGATAAGTCCCCTCTGCCCTTGACTTGCCTACCGACTCCTTGACAGATTGCAGTTCCGCCTTGCTCATGGTAAGGAGCGTGGTGGGATTGGTGGCAATGCCTTGCAAACGGTTCTTGATAAGTTCCACGCTTACCACTCCTTCCCTCGTCAGTATGTCCCGATAGGTATTCTCTACCAATTCCCTGAACTCGCTGATTCTTTGATTGGTCTTCCTGTCAGTCGTCAAACCCTGCTTGGTGTTCCACTCGGAGACTTTACACTCTTCTCCTGTGGTAATGGCGGTGCTCTTTCCGTCTATGGTGATACGGCAGAGAATGGCGGTGTTGCCGTCTGCCTTTGTCTTCTGTCTGTTGATATAGAACAGTATCTTGAATGTACTTCTCATTGTCTTGATATTTTGAAGTTTTAAAAGAATAGATAAGCAATCAAATGACTTGATAAGGATTAGATAGCCAACTGCATATCTTCGGTAAAAGAAAGGAGGCGGTCAAACTCCTCAAAGAGTTTTTGGGATGTAACCTTTGCATAACGCTCGGTCATGCTTACATTGCTATGTCCGAGCATCTTGCTCACAGTTTCAATCGGAACTCCTTGCTCAAGCGTGATGAGCGTAGCAAAGGTGTGCCTTGCCGTATGTGTGGTAAAGGGAAACGGGATACCAGCACGAAGTCGCAGGGCTTTCAAATATGATTGGTAAGTAGCATATCTCATGAAAGGGAGCAATGCTTCCCTTTCTTCGCTGTGGAGCTTCTCCATCAGCCGTATGGCTTGGGGCAGCAGTTTGACACGGCAAGGCACACCTGTCTTCTGACGGTTGAACTTCAGCCAAAGGCAGCCCTCATCATCACGCACAAGATGGGACTTGTTCAGTTCCATCAAATCGCAATATGCAGCACCTGTATAACAGGCAAAGAGGAAAATATCCCTTGCCGTTTCCATTTCCTCCTCCAAGTCCTCCAAGTGGAGAGCCTTCAGCTTTTCCAATGCTTCCTTGTCGAGTGCTTTGGGGAGTTTCTTGTTACCCTTGCTAATCTTGGTTTTGTCAAAAAGTAGTACATCAGCCAATCCTTCACGGTAAGCCAGCCTGCATACTGTCTTCAAATGGGTGGCGACATTGTAGAATGAGCTTTCCTGAAATCCACACTCCCCCAAGAAGTACTGCTGAAACTCATGGATGAAGTTCTCTGTCAGTTGTGAGAAAGCCAAGTCAGAAACCTTATACTTCTTTTGAATGAACTCCAGCAAGCGGATTCTCGTGGAGTGATAGCCTGCCATGGACTCTTTCCTGATGTCTATACCGATATGACTTTCTTTCTCCTTAATGAGCTTATCCAATCTTTCAATGAGCATGCACCGTGTCTGCACACTGCCTTGAAACTGTTCCTTCACGTCGGTTGCGTCAAATGAGCAACTTCTTGCAAGCAAAGACTGATGGAATGACTGAATGGAAAGCAGCAAGTTCTCCAACCTGCCGTTCACTTCCACAGCCTCACGGCTCTTGCCGTCCATTCTGCTCTCACGAGGATTCCACAAGTCAGGATTGCAGGAGAGCTTGCAACTGAACTGTGCGATGGAACGCCCGATGGTTATCCGTCCCATAATCGGAGCCTTGCCCGACTTGTCAAGACCGCTCTTTTTGAGGTAGAGCAACACCTTCATCTTTTCTGTTTTCATACGCTTTGATGTTTTGTGGCAAAATTACCAAATTCAAAGCGTTCCTCACTTATGCAGAAAACTGCCGACCGTAGCAACAGCCACACGTGCGAAAATAATTCAGTTACCTATTTTTTCTCCGTCGTTACCTGTGGCAAAATTGGGTAACGCTCTGGTAACTGAACTTTTGCTTAAATCTGCATATTATTACCCTTTTTGAAAAGAGCACTTCCATGCAAATCATTCCGTTTCCTATTCATTATCAGTCAGTTTACACCAACTTCGATATTTCTTCATTTTCGTTGATTAGTTGCAAGACAATTAACCATTAATTACAACAGAATCTCTATCTTATTGATATACAATCATATAAGTATGGAGGTCCTTGTACGAAAAAACGGAGTAACATTGGGTTGTTTCAACCGTGTTACTCCGTTCTTATTTTTACCGAACTTTATGCCATCAGAGCAATATCTTGCAGAATTTCGCCCAAGGTAGGATGTGTATGGATGATGTCTCGCAGTGCTGCAATCGTCGTGTCGCGATTCATCAGCACGGTCACTTCCTGAATGATATCGGCTGCATGAGCACCAAAAGCGTGACAACCAAGGATCAGTCCATTTGTATCAGCAATTAATTTGATAAGTCCTTCCGACTCATTCATTGCCAATGCTTTGCCGTTCGAGCGATAGTAGCCTTTATAACACTTATACTCGATGCCGTTGGTCTTGCAGTCTTCCTCTGTCATTCCTACACTACCAGCCTCGGGATTGGTAAAGATTGCAGATGGCATTATGTCGAAACGAATGCTATCTACCTTATCCAAAATATGATT